ACTTGTTTGTACCAGTTACCGAGCTTAGTGTTACTGCATTGCTAACCGCATTTGTTGCATTCCCGTCATTGCTGGTGAGAATGGTAACGTTTGCGGTAGCAATGCTGGCGCTAGGATTAGTAACGACAATTCTGCGAACGATGTATTCAGTTCCACCCACGATAGGGATTTGTGCAACTGCATTGCCAGTAGCGTTCAACGAAACGTTGACTGCCGTGCCAATACGGAAGCTACCAAAGCCATCTGGGTATAACGATCCTACATGGTTAGCATTCATGTCGGCTCCTTATGCGTAGGTTTCGCCAACGGCTTGACCCTGATTGGTTTGGAACAGGGTAATCGTCGGAGTACCAGACAGAACGTTTGCACGAATGTTCACGCCATCAGACACGAAATAACCACCAGCATTGTTGGCAACAACAACAGCCCAAGAAGCGTTGCTGATATTGCCAGTAGTATTGGTGTTGAGTTCGATAGTGACGTTAGCAGTCGGAGCGATGTAGTAATCGCCAGCAGGAACGGTCACAGTTGCATTGCCCGCAGCATAAGCTTGGAAGAATGCACCAGCGGCGTTAGTTGCTGCGCCAGCTACTAGGATTTTGTTAGACATGACTATTTCTCCTTAAAGTGTCAGCGAGTTATAGCCCGTCACCTTTGTCATCGACTTAGGCTTGGTGTTGACCAGTTCTGCAATCATCAGAACAGCGCCCACGTAGCCAATCTGCCAGTTCGGGAGAGTCGATTCAAAGCCCGTGAACACAAACGAACCCTGCTCATGGATATAGAGCGACAGGTAGTTGCTGTTCAGGAAGTACACAGTACCTTCCGGGCAGTAGGGGTCAGGATAAATGGGAACGCCAGCAACCATCAGCGCACGGAAACCAGACTGAGGGCCATTTGCATCGCCATCAAAACCGGAACCCGGAGTGACAACGTATTGCTCTTGACCAACATAGTCTTGTGCCAACAGCGTCCAAGTACCAAAGCCGCAAACACCAAACGACGGAACTTCAGCGCCGTTCTTCACAGTACCGGAAATGTACTGAAGGATGTTTTGACGGGTCGGGTTGACCGAACCAGCAGCGTAGGCTTTCGACTTCCACCAAGTGTAGGTCGAACGGTCGATATTGCCGTAAGTGCCGGAATCCGACACGGCGGCTGGCAGACCGATAAACTGCTGATTGTTCGAGGTGTTGGTATACAGGGCGGTTGCCATTGCATCCATCATCACGTTGGTCGCGTCGTTCATACGCGCTTCGATCAGGGGGATAACAGCAGCATCTTGCTGTACTGCACCTTCCATGCCGAGGAACGGCACAGGAGCAATCATCAGTTTCAGGTTAAATTCAGCGTTATAAGCACCCTGCTGAACAGACGGTTGAGCGAACGAGCCGCTATAGTCTGACCACTGAGCGTTTACAAACTGAGAACCCTGAACGGGAACGGTTACGGACGAAACACCACCAGAAGCAGACTGACTGTTAGCAATCAGCGCCGCCATCAGCGGTGTCGAATTGTAGAGTTGTACGACCAGCTTCGGGATAAAGGCACGCCTTGTGACATACGTAAGTTCAGTGAACTGTGTACTACCCGAAGCCGGAAGAATGCCGCCACCAATAGGCATAATCTATCTCCGATCTAAAAATATCCCCTGTTTTGATTACAACCCAATAGGTTTAGGGTTGCGTCGCAATTCGTGTAATGCTTTAGCCGCCTCGTTACGCGCACCTTGTACGGGATTCTTCCAGTATTCAGACAGATTGAACTGTTTGATAGCGGAAGGATTGTAGCCAGTAGGCGTAGGTTTGGCGGCTTGTTGCATGTACTGCCAGTATTCGGCAGCAGCTTCGTGGTCAGCAATACCTTTTTCGAGCATTACTTTCTCCACTTGCTCAACCTGTTCATCGCTGTCAACTAAGCCCTTCTCTTTCAGCTTTGCACGACGCTTGTTAAGCTCGTCCATAGCATCACGCTCACGGAGTTTTGCCTCCATTTGCTCAACGCGCTCGTTGGCTTTACGCATTGCTTCCTCGGTCTTGTCTTCAATCTCAAGCTCCGGGATAGGCATATCTGGGTTGACTTCCTTCGTCAGCCGCAGCATCTGCTTACGGGTCTTAGGATTTTCAGCAAGTTTACGAGCAAGCAGCGCCAACTCGTCGCGCTGTTCGGTACTCAGGTCTTCTAGTGATGACATAGGTATCCCCTATCAATAAACGTTAAAAAAGCGCATCAGATGACGCGCTTGCCGCCCGGTTTCTCAACCATCATTTTGTTCTTAGCACCCGCTTTAGCAGCGTTTGTAAGACCGCCCATTTGTGAGAAACGAGGTGTGTTTACGATTTGACCGTTCAACTGATTGTTGTCAGTCGGGTTACGGGGTGCGGCTGCGCCGCGAGGCTTAAAAAGTTCCATGATATTTCCTTAAAAATTACATCATGCCGGGAACTGCTGGCGAAGCAGCCATTGCTTTGCCTTCAGGGGTTGCCCCACCCGCTTGTGGCAGGGATTGTAACATTTGCAAAATTTCTGATTGCTTCAATTCTTCTGACGAGTCTTTACGCTCACCAACAATATCAGTCAGGGTTTTGATAGCTTGCAGTGCTTTCTTGCCTTCCATGCTATCTGCGCCAATAGCGGGGAGGCTGCGCTTAATCAAATCCATTGCCAACCCAAGATTAACCATCGCTCCCTCTTTTGAACCCATTTTTGGCTCTGGGGTGGACATGGGTGCAGCCATTGGAGTCGCGGATTCCTCCATGCCTTCTTCTTCATCTTCCATCTCCATTTCTTCGTTGCCACTCTCGGCTTCTTTGGATTTGGACTTAGCCTGTTTATCCATCAGGCTCATCAGTTCTTCGGAAGATACAGCCATAATAGCCTCGTATAAAAATTTGCAATAGAAATAATCAATACGCTAATGCTTGTCAAGTTAATTATTAGCAATTAACGCATTTTTCTTCCATAGCTACGTTGCGGGGAGCTACGGTCGCCATAAGTTTGCCCTAGACGCTGCACCCGGTACTGAAGGCTAGGCGCACCAGACTCACGCTGCAAGCTTTCAGTGGTCAGGCGCGGCTGGTCAGCGCGGGATGTTGTCTGAATTGCAGTGCTAGTTTCGTTCATGCTGCCTCCTGTTGAGGGGGTTGCTGTTGCGGCGGTGTTTGTTGCGCCATTTGCAACTGTGCCATTTGAGCTTGCTGTTCCTCCATCTTCTTCAGACGTTCTTTCAGCAATTGCTTACTTGGTGGATCAACCAATTCTATCAACGATTCTCTATCGATAGCGCCAGCTTGGAACAGGCTGAATGCCAGATTGCGCTGGTCTTCAGTAAAGATCGGGCTATTGCTATGCGCGTCAACTTTGACAATAAAGTCGTTTGTGAACTGCGCTGGCAAGAACGGTGCGCCATCATCATCTTTGAGTTTGATCGGCTGATATTTCTGGATGCACTTTAAGAAAAGTGTTGCCATCTTTTCCAGCGAGTCTTCGATAATCAGGGCGCGTTTCTTAGCTCTGGATGAGCCAAGTCGTGATAAAGACTCGGCGTGTGATTTACTTCTAACTCCAGATTCACCTCGTCCAGCCAGCACGGGAGTGATGCCGCTTGCTTCAGCGAACATAGCATCCACCTCTCGGATGACTTCAAAGAGATCGTTTGGAATGTTTGGCGCAAGACGTTCGACCTTTGCATTTGGTATATCGCTAGACAGCAGACCGCCAGCGCGATTAAGTGCAAAGTTCTTTTCATCCAGTAATCCCGTAAAACCCATCAGTGCAGTGGGTGGATCAACCTGTTTAGACAGCAGATCAAGAATCTCTGTCATGCGCTTATTCCGCAGAGACTGCAAGAACACTAGGCGTTGTACCTCGGACTGACCCCAGAAATAGTCGTACTGCGGATTCGGGCAGAGCTGGATGAATGGCATCTCGCCATCCAAGAACATCTTGCTGCCTTCTCTGTCATAGATAATTACGTCAGGATCAGCCTTGGTTACGCACTGGTAATCTTGCGTATCGTCATTCCACACCCATAGCTCAATCATCTCCACTGTGTCTTCAGCAACCCGTGCTTTGTAGCGGTTCATGCCGGACAAGTCTAGGTTGACTGTACCGAGCATGTTGGGATTGGTCTGCGACATGATGATGCGGTCAATGCCTTCTGGCACGTACTCGCTCTGCGCGTGGAAAGATGAGTTTATGCGCTCAAGAATAGAGTCGCGTTTAGGATGGTTGTAGAGTCGAGCATAAAGCTCGCTCTTGGTAATGTAGTAACGGTGAATCAGTGCTTCTTGTCTGTCTGTGTGCGGTACGTCTTCGCGCAACACGCCAACGTTAGCTGGATCGACCATGTATGGATTAACTGATCCACCCGGCCCAATAATCAATTTGACAAATGTGCTGTTGTAGCAAAGTGCCCACTGCAATGAAGATGTAAAAACCTGATCGCTGTTAGAACGCAGCCATTCATCATTCATCAAATGCCGCAGAGGATTAACTTTCTTTTGCTCTTGCGGATTAACTGTCGCGCCCAGATCAACGGAAAAACGAGTTGACTCTGCTGAATAGAGAAAACTCGTTAGTTGATCGATGTGCGGATAAATTTTATTGAAGATCGCCGGAGGTTCTTCCGGCGCAGCACCAAAAAGATAGAAGGAACGCAGCGCAGAATAGTCTGCTTGGCGTTCCTCACGCGAAACAGAACATTTCTCTATCAGGTCGAGATAAAACTGCTCTCGGTGTAGGGGGTTGTCTGGGATTCGCATTATTTCTTGATTTGCAGGTTGTCTTGGTCAGCCATATAACTCGCCGGACGGGGTGGTGTCAAGTTCCCAACTTGATTTGGCATTACGCTAACTTGCTCACCAGCAACAGAACGGAACATATTTCCCTTTAAAAGATTGTCCATAGTGAACTTTCCACCCGCGCCACCCCAGATTGCAGAGTCACCCGGACGCGCTTCTTGCGGAGGCGGCGGTACATCCTTGGGTGCTGGCTTATTATTGCGCGTGTAGTAGCCAGCTTGGTTGTCGCCCTCGCGTGTTGACTTGATATTTGTCATGTTGAAGTCGAGCGCAAGCTGTTTTAGCGTCTTATCGTTGTGTTTTGTAGCGTCAGAGGTCATTCCGACGGGCTGCAAGAACACAACATGGACGTTTTCAGTGCATCCTTGGGGGCAAATAGGCTCCCAAGCCTCAAAAAACCCGTGTTTTTCGCACTTATAATCGTTAATAACCGACATAATTACCTCCCCTTAAAATACTCATCTAAACGTGGATTTGAGTAGTCATAACGGTTTTTTGCCCCTATTTTTAGCTTAAAACCGTCATTTCCTAGCTGCAAACCGTATCCTTTGACCATTTTTGGCTTAGATTCCTTGCGCCACTCCAGCCATTTCTGTCCAAACCGGATCATTACGGCTACATCACCGTTTTTCCAGTGGTTATAGCCCTTGGAAACCCGTCTTTGGACGTTTTCCGTCAATGGTTCGGTCTGATAAAGGAAAACATCGCGCATCCTC